GTCGCCTTGACAGCGGGGAGAGCACCTGAATTTTGAACTATCGAAAGGCCAGGTTGAAGCTGATATGCCATTTTATTATTACATGAGAATATTAATCTACTCTACCTCGCAAACATACCCGACCTCTTGTCCCCATCACTACCAAGACCAGCGAAGGCCTCAAGCTGGACCCCTCTCGCGTTTGGATTACAATATCTACTATCACTCCTGCACATAGGTCCATTCTTGGGACCGTATAACCATTCCGCAAACTGCGTTTGATCTCCTGGGATTTTCGACACTGGGTTGGTGACAAACTGTCGATTTACCGCATTTTGCATATACTTGGGGAGGGGGGAACGCGAGCGCCCACTATCCATGGGGATCCTACTACTCGCATTTGATTTCACAGTGGAATAATAACACGCCTCCAATCTGTTTGGGGCATCGGTAAAGTCAGTGATGAGAACGTTACCCATTGGGTTTTCCTCTGTTGGCATCTGACACGGGATCTCACCATCCACTGTATAACTCACCGTATTCATTACCATTTTAGACTTATAAAGAACATACACAACTGAAAGAACGGTCGCACCTAACACGAAAATCCTGGGGTCCCTACGAATAAGGTAAATCAGACAACTCGCATAAATGATAAAACGAGAAGCGGCGTTGATGCGATCTTCTGGTGTTTGATCACTAGTTGGCCAAAACTCGGAAACTTTATCAGCCCTGATGAGTTGTTGGGGATCCTCAAACCAAACTTTCATTTAGTATAGGTGGAGGTTTATTTTTTAGGGAGACTACCAAGCATGTTCCCCATCATTTTCATAAGTGCATCCTGGTTGAGTCCCCCCCCATCACCATCCTGCATCTTGTCAGCGCATTCCTTCGCGATACCCTCAATCATCTTCAACGTGTCGTCTGGGATTGAGGTAATCGTGGTGCCAAGCATGTACAGAGTCTGGAGATACTGCCATGTCGCAGCCTTTGTATTAGCTGACATCCTCTCCCAGTATGACTTAATGTTGAGGTCCTTGAGGAAATCAATTGTATTCATTTCATTGAGGAGAAAGTTGTCATCCTTCGCGGAAATCTTATCGGCGTAGGGAGAAACACCATTCATGAAACCATCAACAACGAGGCGTGGATTGGTCGTCTTCAATAGGTCGAAGGAAGTCATCATTTTTTTAATGCCTTTTTCATCTGGAAAAGTCTTGTGCAATTCCACAAGAAATTGACCCATCATATCGTTAAACGCAGTAACGGATGCCATTTTCTTATTCTATTCGTGTAATCTTTAAGTTTAGAAAGGTTCTGAGGAAATAGATTCTTTTTGTCCAATACCACCAGATACTATGGCAAACACGAGAATCGCATTGAGGACGGCGGGCTTGGTGTATTTATTGAGTTCCAACTTACCTTCATTATTGAGGTGAGCCTTCAAATGAATGTATGTCGCGGTAAGACCCGCCGCGATGAGAGCAGCACTCACGGGGTCTCGAAGATAGTCAGAGAGTTCCATTTAATTATAGGCAACTTTTTTTGTACGCTGCTCCGGTGCATCCCCAAAGAAAACATCATCCGCGACATCTTCGCCTGGCTGTTCCGGTTGCGGTTCGGGTTCGTGGTTTGGGGCTTGAACACCTGGGACGGTTTTGAATTCATTCTCGAGACCGGTTGGTTCAGGCTCTGGTCCCAGCTCCGACACGGGCTCCGGTCCCAGCTCCGGCTCTAGCTCTGGCTCCGGCTCCGGATCTGGGAAGGGATCCTCCTCACCTTCGAGTACATCGGGATCAATGCCATCCTGAATATCACCATCGAGGGAGATGTCTCTCGTTTCTTGGGACATGTAGGTCTGGAGAATCTGCTGTACGGGGATGAGCTCCTTGACCGTGTTCTCTATACAGAGGGAGAAACGAACAGTCAATTTCTCATCCCTTAGGTACTCACTCTGCTCCTCACTGAAAACGTAGGGATCTTTGTAGAGATCCTTGGCGATGTTATTGTAGCAGGTTTGAATGAAAACCTCCGTAGTGGGAAGTTTGAGAGAAATCTTCTTATTGTCAGCCTTGAGGCGAACAGCAGAGAGAATCTTAGTGCATGCAACAAATACAGCCGCCAGTAAATCGTTAAACCATGCACACCTGTTGGCAATGTTATCCGAATGATTTTTCGACATCGCGTTGGACCAGTTGGGAACCTCCTTGAGTAATTTCTGATACATTATGAGAACTTTTCGTCCCTTGGAGAGGGACACAGATTCGTTGTACATGTCCTGGAAGACTTCAATCATAGCTGGGCACATGATGAGGCACATCTGCCCCAAGTATTCACGCTTAGCCTCTACCAATATATTGAGGTTGTCCATTTATGATTAAAGTGGTTTTTAAAATGAGATTTTACTACGCACCTCCCCTGTATTTATTCGCAATTTTCTTGAGGTTCATGAGGTTTGGAAAATCATCGTCAGGGAGCCGCTCTGCTGCTCTTCTCTCCCTTTTCTTTTTGGGAACAACCCAAGAGACATATATATCGTAATCGTTTATGAGTTGAACAGTAAATCCACCCAATATAAACTGTCTGCTTATGTATTTCGCAGCCATACCTCTATCAAATGCTGGATAGCCCATGAGAAAGTGTGGAACAGTCAAAAATATCTGCTTGTGTCCAAGTTCAACCGTCTGTCTAATTTTAGAAGAAAACTGATCGTAAATTTTTTTATAAATTTCCTTTCGAATTTGTTTTCTCTTTTCATCAATCTTATTGACATCATCGATGCTGATCATTACAATTACTCTGACTTATTTTTTATCGAATCCAACTCAGCCTTCGTAGGTGAAGCCGCATCCTTAACCAGCTCGTAATCAAGGAATTCTTTACCAGGGGAACCATCGGTAAATGCACTCACATCACCAGGTACATCAACGTTAATGGGTTGAGATCGGAGAGATACAAGACGAACCTTACCATTCTCAACCTCGTAGGATGCGACGACGGAGAAACCGAAAGAGAAGCCACCCTTCTTGATAGCCATGAACATACATTCGTAGATGTCCTTCTCCTCACCCTTGTAGTGCATCACCGATGTTGTCTCGATAATGTAGGTGCAGATACCAGTACGCCTGGATATTTCCTCGTTGGCTTGGAGTACAAATTCTTCAATGGTGTCATTATCGACACTGACCTCAACTTTGGTATATTTGGAGAGGTCTGGTCTGGGGTCATCGAACTTGACGATACCCGTTGGCTTTGTGTAGCCTGATAAACCGAATGCTTCAGTGAAAGATTCTCGGGAGGTCATGATAAAAACAACCAACACGAGAAGAATGATTGCGACTGAGTAATTCATATTTACTATAACGCGTTAATTTTTTTTTACAAAATACCCTATAGATAATAGATGTCGCTGTTGATTTACAGCCCGAGGTGTAAACACTCTATGGATGTCATTGAATATGTCAACAAAGTTCCTCAGTTGAAACAACTTGTACATTTTCATAACATCAACACACAGGGTGTGCCACCAAACTACCAAAATAAAATCAATCGTGTTCCAACTATGCTAACGAAGAATGGTAAAATTCTCGTGGGTAATGAGATTAAGAATTGGCTTGATTCTCTATTACCAAAAAAGGATGTCGAGAACTCCAGTATCGGTGCGTTCGGGTGCTCCATGTCCAGCCTGGATGGTAATGATAACTCTGATATGTTCCGCCTTGATGATTACGGTCGGGCACTCCAACCCGCGATGACCAAAGAATTGGAAGAGAAGATTAACCGTGACGTGTCTAAAGGTGTAGCATATACAGATTTAAAGATGTAACGCACATATCATAGTAGATATGAAACTTACGACTATTCAAGCTTCTGCTTTTAAGTCTACATTCGAAGTACTGAAAGATATTCTCAATGACGTCAATGTGTACTTTAGACCAAGTGGCATGTACGTCATCACACTGGATACGGCGAGGACATCACTCATAGATATGCATCTCGCTGCTGACAACTTTGAACAGTATGAATGTGAGCAAGAAGAAATCATCGCTGGGATTAACATTTCAAATACTTTCAAACTTTTAAAAACGATCACCAATAACGATGTTCTCAAGATTTCGATTGAAACAAAGGAATATATGAACATAGAAATTATTAGTGAAGCGAAAAAGACTAATTCCAAATTTCAATTGAAACTCCTAGATATTAACGAAAGTCGTATCGAGGTTCCCGATGTAGAGATGACCACTATAACAACCATCCCATCGGCTGACTTTCAACGTTTGTGTCGCGACATGTCAAATATTGGTACGGACATTGAAATTAAGAGGTCTGGGAAGAATATCCATCTCAAGTGTGATGGGGACTTTGCGAATCAAGAGACAATTATCGAGTGCCCTGATGAAAGTCCCACAATCGGGGGTCTGTATAGTTTGAAGTATCTGAATATCTTTACAAAGGCGACGAGTATGTGTGCGTCTGTGCAAATTATACAAGAAATTGGAAACAGGTTTTTGATTCTAAAGTACAATGTCGCAAATTTGGGGGACCTTAAGTTTTATCTGGCGACTAAGGTATCTGAAGATCAGTTGTAAAATCATGCAAGGTTGAAAGTATCTTTTTCATACCAAATGTATTGGTGAGTATGATTTTGGGGAAATTTTTCTTTAAAGTATCTCTTTCGTAATATAAAAAGTGTTCGAGTGGAACCTTTTGTCCGTGAAAATCATTCCGCGGCCCTGAATACCGTTTCACCTTTTCAGTAATGTTTCTCTTGGGTTTATCATCGTGATCAACCACCCAGGCACTACTCAAAGGGATACTAAAATGCATCGCAGTATCTTCATTCTCACCAGGTTTGAAATTTATATCATCTGAGATTGCGGTGTATTCTTTTCCATTGAAATAATACTTGACCCGTAAAATCACCCACTTGATGTTTTGGGGAAGTAAGGTATGTCTAAATTTTTTACCTTTGACGAATACATGGTATTCGTCTAAAATACCATCGTCCCAAGATTTGCTCTCTTTTAACCAAAAATCATCTTCAATTTGATATTTCATATCGTGATCAATTTCATATGAAATTTCCTCAGAAATTATAGAATAATCACGTGGTGTGGTAAGGTACTTATAAAATAGAAAAAGATTACTTAAAAGTTTGAGGAGCATTCCTTTATATAAGATGGAAGGTAATTTTTTAAGTAGATATAACAACCGAATAGAAGAATGGAACATTCTGATAAAAAATGACCCAGACAACACAAAAAAATATCAGAGTGATATGGCGGAGTATATTATGAAATGTATGCCCTACATGAATCAACATACTGATGAAACTGAAGAAATATCAAATACTGATAACGTATTCAATGTAAAGGAGACGGTTGGGTTGAAGAGAAAGGATATTTTCACAGATTATCTAATAGAGGTTGAAAAACAAAACATATCGAGAAAAATAGTAAAAACTGCGGATAAATGTAAAACGTGCCCAGACAGCAATCTTTTACATTTTCATGACACGAGTGATCTCGTGTGTGACTCGTGTGGTGCAATCATAGATTGCCTCATTAGTGAAGAATTAACATATAGAGAAGAACAAGAAACATCCGAAAAAGTTGTGAACTATTCATACAAACGGGAGAATCATTTCAATGAATGGTTGTCACAATTCCAAGCACAGGAGCTCACCAACATACCCGAAGAAGTCATAGAACAACTTCGATCTGAACTCAAAAAAATTAAAATCAAAAAGTTGGAAGACATTACACATGTAAAAATTAGAGGACTCTTGAAAAAGTTGAAACTCAACAAGTACTACGAACATGTCCCATATATCACTAATATTCTAAATGGAATCAAACCACCAAACATGCCACAAGAGTTAGAGGAGTGTCTCCGAATGATGTTCAAAGATATTCAAAAACCCTTCGACACCCACTGTCCAGCCGAACGTAAAAATTTCCTCAGTTATTCTTACGTCCTCTATAAATTTTGCGAACTCTTGAGTGAAGACGAATACCTCCAATACTTCCCCCTCCTCAAATCCAAAGAAAAACTGTACCAACAGGATGTCATTTGGAAAATGATTTGTCAAGACCTTAGGTGGGAGTTCATTCCGACAGTTTAGAATTGTAATCTGAAGTATATATATGGTCATCATCCCCCTCAGTAACTCTGGTATCCTCAGTGCCCACGGCTATGAAGGTGTCAGGGAAAAGTCCAAACTTGCACGACACCGTGCACTCATGCGTGTCGTGCGAGCTGGAGAGCCACCCCTTAGTCTCTTCCGCCGTCTAAATGTCCTCATGATCCTCTTCAAGCGTAAGGATCCCAAGTTGTCGAAAATTTTCAAAGCCGACCGCGATTGGGTGAGAGAGACGCTGCTATGAGTACCATGACAAAAAACGCAAACACGTTGTACGGATGGTTTTTGGTGTTGGCCACTTCGTCACCCGCAATTTTCCTATATGCAACTCTTCCCAAAATCGCAGTCACTATTATGTACCATGGTACATTCAACAGGTACAGAAGTAAAGACACTAATACATACCCATTTATATACCCATTCGTCACTGTATATACATGGTCATGCACAAATTCTAAATAGATATATCTGAGCAGCGAAATCACGGCAGCCAGTTTAAATTTTAAGGTGTCCAATGCGAGCATCTTTGTAGTGCCTCAATATATCTTCTACGGATAAAAAAAATGGACACGTCCCATCTACCATTTTTTGTGTCTTGTTGAAGTGGCCCAAACAACCACCACCTTTCCAGTATCCCTCTTTGTTGAAGACTTTTATAATTTCTTCCCTCTTTTCTGGATCAATGTGCTTACCCGTCTTGATCACCATAATCTCGCCACTCCCCCAGTCGTCGTAAATATATTTAAGTTTGGCGAGACGTGGTATCCCGTTGGTGACATCCTTTGTGATGTTATCATATTTGGGAAAGTCTGGATGTCTACACTCAACAAAGTAGGTATCATCGAGTACAGTCGCGTAATGTTTTGCAGGGATCTTTGTGTGCAAAGATAGACCACCATCCCAATATACCCACTCGGGTATATCAGCCGATGTATGTGAAAAAAAGATTAAAATGTCACCGGGTTCTGGTGTGTATTCTTCCTTCACACCTGTCAAGAAGGTGTATAACTTGTACTGAAAGAGTGTTACCAAGAGGATACTCACAGTTGTTGTGGTTATTGGGAACGTGAGTAACAATAAAACAAACAGAAGAGTAAATATATAAAATTGTGACTTCCGATCTGTAACCAAAATGTTTTCGAATCTCCGCTTTTCAAAATAAAACATCCGTACTATAATAATGAAATATTATTATTACATAATATTCTTGTATGTGGTGATTTCATTTTACGAATGGTTCTTACACCGTTATATCATGCACGGTGATCCAGAGTTCCTGAGAAAATTTCCAGGAATTGGTTCGTACATGGCTGATACCGCCAAGCACCACGTCGAACATCACAAGTATGTTAATATAGATATGACACTCAAAGACAATAATCACACGACGGAGGTGTATTTTCCGTGGAGTATGACAGTCTTACTCGGAATCCTCTTCTTTCTCACTATACGGAAAGTGATCCCCATGCCCGCGGTGGTCGCCGTCATTGGGGTGTTTCTTCACAATATCCTCTGGAATAACTGGCACACGAGGTTTCATGATTATAAACCAGACGTCTCCATAACCCAAGGTCTTCCAAAGCTACGCATTTTCCCCACAACTTTCATTTATGATTATCTTTGGAGGTATCACACGATTCATCACTCACAAAAAGGTGAAAAATATAATTTCAATATAATCTTCCCACTTTTCGATCATATATTTGGTACTATCGGGAATGCATCATGTATCGATAATATGGAATACTGTAAGAAAAATCATCACGATGAAAGATGCTATCAGAAACAGCATCATTGTTACTCGAAAAAAGATGTAATCAAATAATATGATCTTCATCGATCGAATTGTTCGCTACTTTGCAAAAGACATCAATTTACCATTGAGGTGTTATGCAAATAAACGGCAACTTCTAAACAGGAGAGACTGCTGTGATTGTAAAATCTATTGTAAAAAACCCCCAAATGGGGGCACCCCAGTACTCCAAGAGATTACGACACTTAAGTACAAAGAATCTATATTTTATAATAAATATGGAGCAAGCCCTACACGAACTGGAGACCCGTGTGCTTCCATGTTTAGACGACGTTAGTATAGAGAACCCGGAGGCACAACACTGCCTCGAAGAAGTTAGGACTCTTCTTGGTCGAGCGCGGGAACTTCTTCAGGGAACTCTAACGAACCCAGAGGCTCAGTACCAAGAATCTCTACAGTTCTACCAGAGTCTGGCACAGGTCCTCCCCTTAATGGTCCTACTTCAATCTTCCGGACCTCCACCCCCCGATCCCTACACGGAGGATAATTTACCAGGTACGCCGTCTTCAGATCAGTCAGATGAAGATAGTTTTTGGCCTGGCACTCCGCCGCTTCATTTAGAGACTTGATGATTTTGAATTCTAGAATTGTAGTATTGTCAATGATCATATCTATCCTCAAATTTCCAATCACGTGACCCTTGAACTTAATCAGTACAACTCTCTCAGACTCGTAGGGGATCCCCCTCTCCCTAAGTAAAACTTCCATAGCATTGTGATATACTCTCTCACTGTACCCCGGACCTAGGTCAGAATATATCTCTCGGGCAAAGTCCTCTATGTTCATTAAATAGTTTTCAAAATATTTCTCTATATACTTTAAGATGCCTTCCAAAAGGCCAATAAGTTCACAAGAGAGGAGACAACAAAAAAAAGAGTCTGTTAATCGGGCGATTGATCAACTGGCAAATAAATTTAAAAGATTGAATATAGGTAAAAATCGATACAATTTGGGTACTATCACCAACACCAATAATCGATACATGACTGTGCGTTTAAGTCGACTTCTCATCGATAGACTCAAAGAAATATACACCAGAACGTGGAATCAGAGAGTTGAGTATGTGGGTAGCATTCCCTTTACTGTAAGCAATACACGAAACTATGTGAGATTTAATCAACCGACCGCCAGAACAAATATGCAACTGGCTTCTGTGATGCCCACACAAGAAGAACTAACTCAGTATATAGTATATCACACACACCCCGTGCCCCCACACGGTACTCCACTCTTCACATACCCCAGTGAAAACGATTTCAGAGCCTACATAGATAATTATCCAGCTGTTCAAGCAAATATTATTCTCGAAAACCAAGGATACTATGTTATAGATCTTATTGAAACAAACATGAAAATACCAAACGCCACAGCTGTTGTTAATCTTTTTAAACAACTTATGGATGGTCGCGAATTTCAAAGGGTGAGAGTTGTTTGGAGTTCCCTCGTATATATAACCACCACCACAAAACAATGGAAGAAAGCTGTGAATAACTACCTGGATCCCATAATGCGGAAACAGTTTGGTATTTCCGTTAGATACTACACTTGGGATGAACTTGGTAAAATTACACTACTAGATAAAAATGTTCTTATGAATATATGAGCCTCCGCCTCATCCAACTTCCCACCCGACTCGTGAAGGACCTAAGGAAGATTAGTAAGATATCAACGAAACAAAAATGGGAGTACGGTGGGAGATTACTTTTTGATGATACCTATACCTATACAGGTTTCACCCAGGTAACATCAAAAGAAAGAGCTCGTAT